ATACAACTATTGTAAGGTCAATCCACGACAAAATAGTATTAGAAACATTTAAATCTGGATTTAAAATTACTAATGACTATGTAAAGAAATGTAAGGTTTGTGAAAAAGAATATCAAACAGCAACAGATTCTTGTAATGTCTGTGGAAGTATTGATTTTTATAACCCTAACGACGAAAATAAAAAGATATTAGAAAATATAGTTGAATCTTGTAATATAAATAATAAGTCTCTAAAGACCGAACTTAAAACCTTATGTTTAGATATGCTTAGATATGATGAGGCATTCCTTCAAAAGATTTATGAGTATTATGTAGAAGATAAAGTAATGAAAAAGAAATTTAGATTTATTCAAAGGGCAACACCCACTCAAATAATGCCTTTAATCTCATCCGTTGGTGTTATGGGTGTAGACCAAACAGGTAGTGCTTTAGGGTTTTGTCCTATGCACAGGAATACAATACACGACTTAAATAAAGTAAAGTTTTGTCCACAATGTGCAAAACAGTATAAAATAGAGAATCCACTATATACTGCGGATTATTATTCTTTAATTAGTGAAAAAGCTAACGACAAAATATATTATAATAGAAGTGAAATAATAAGATTATCTTTATTTGAGCAATCAAGCAGATACAGTATGATTTCAACATTAAGCGATAAAATTACATCTTTATTGGCTATTGACCAATTAATTAATGATGTATATGTGAATAGGCGGTATGTTAATAGAGCAGTATTTTTTAATATTTCAGATATTAGAAGTATACAAGAATCTGACCAATATAATGCAGACCAATTAAAAAAGGATAAAAGTTTTGTTCCAAAATACGCAACTGGTGCAAATACAACTGGTGAATTTGTAAAAGTAATAGATATGTTGGGAACAATAGAAGAACTAAAACTTATAGAATTGCAGGATAAATATGAGAAGGATATCTGCCAAGCCTATAATGCTATAATAGACCCAACAACAAGAGCCATTACAATAGACCCTAGTTTTATTAAAGATATACAGGCTGATATTAATGCCTTTATCTTAAAAGAGATTACTAAGGCATTAGAAATAACTGATTGGACTTTAGAATTAAGAGATTCTCAAACTGCTGATGAGGCTAATGATTTAAGATTAGCTGGTTTAAAAATCCAGAATGCAATGGGCAAGATAAACTTAGGATTTGAACTTAAAGGGTACAATAAAGATACTAATGACTATATCTTTGAGGACATTCCTACTGAACAGCCTGGCAGGACTAATTTCTCATCTTTTAGTTCTAATTCGCGAGGTTTAGAAAATACTTTTGGGATATTACCAGGCACAGAGGATTTATCTGATAAGAAAGAGTGAGGTAATTATTTATGCCTGCACCACCTAAAAGAATAGAAGATTTATTATCTTTATTCTCTTATGAACAGATAACACCTCAGATAATGGCATACCATAGAAGTTCGACAGCCTCTGATATTGTGCCTCTTGCATTTTATGACCCGCTATATCAGAAGGTGTATATACAACCAGAGTTACTAAAAAACCCGAAACGACTAAATGAGGTATTAATACACGAATATACACATAAAGTTACACCTGATATTTCCAGAGAGCAATTTCTACAAATTTACAAAGATATTTCTACTTTGGGCCCAATAAATCCAACAAAGATGAAAGATGTATTATTATATTCAGAAGAGGATAGACCAAGAGAATTATTAGCCCGATTTGCAGAAACATATCCCAGCGAGATACTTAATCCAACAACACAAACAGGAAAAATATTACAAACCGCTTTTGCTACTAAGTATAACTGGGAACAACCCCCCAGCTTCATTGATGAATTAAAGGGTGCTCTAAAAAGAGTAAACAAAAACAATATACCTCAAGAATCACAAAAAATTATTAAAATGTTTTCAGATAGAATAAAGAACTATATAAGTAATTCATTGCGTATGGCATACATAAAAACTAAGAGTGACATTCATAAACAAAATAAAGTAGAATATGATTATGGTGTTGCCGATGAAATATTAATTGATAAGTTTACTAATTCTGATATTTTATATAAAAGTTATGCTGACCTTGATAGTGTAATAATTAAAAGACTAAACTCCATATTATCAAGTAGTTTTGAGGGGCAAGTATTTAGCCCATCAGAAGCAAAGAAACGGATACTGGAAGAAATACCTGAGTTAACTAAAAACAGAGCAAGCACAATACTTAGAACCGAATATTCTAATATTCGCAACCTTGCTTCAGAAAGGACATATAAAGATTTAGACCCAGAGGGACAAAATAGATATATAATGTTAGGGCCTATGGATAATAGAACTGCCGAATCCACTAAAGAATTGCACAGGTTACAGGGTAGAGGGCTACCATTAGAAGAACTAAAAGATTTAGTAAGGGAAGTGGCAATGAAATATCATCCCGAAACATACACACCAGATAGGCCTTGGATTTTACATATAAATACACGTAGAGTATTACATAGGGTAATGTAAGCTTTATATATAACCTAATTTATATTTAAATGGATTGAGTGATTTTATGCCGACTTGTAAATGTGGAAAAGATATGTTTTTGGTTATGCAAGCCCAAAGTATAAATAGTTATAGATGGTTTTGCCCTTATTGTAAAACTATTGCGATGTGTTATTACACGACAGGCGAGTTTAACTGGGCAAAAGCTGATGACTGGAAGGTAAGGGATTTAGATGAGTTTAGCAAACCAACAACTAATAAGAGAAAATAAGTCTTGGGAAGAACATTTAAATGCAATAAGTAAGAGATACCCTTATTCTGGCCAAGACGATTTAACAGGCAAATGGTATGAGCAAGTTTATCCCTGTACCGATATAATGTGTATGCGTTGTGCTAAAAAATATCACAACCAAGGAAAAGAATTTGTTAGAAAAGGGAACATAGTTCAAAGAATGGATTTATGCCGTTTTTGTGGTCAGATGTATAGCATACCATCTAATTTTGTAGAAGTTCATTTACTGTTAGGTAGAGATACATATAAAAGGTATTCCAGATTAGACCAATATCTCAATACAAATGATTCAAAAGAAATAAATAAAATAAAAACAGAAGAAAAGATTAAACAAATCAGTTATAGAAACCGATAAGCTTATATATAAAGTTACTTTATATATAATAGTTTTTTTGTACCGATACTGAACCGACAGACATTGGTGGTATTGGTGCCTTTTGATGAATTTTTTATAAATGACGAGCAAAATAGAATATTTTCTGCTTATGCCACCGTTGAGGTTAAGGATAAACAGAAAGAATATGTGCCATTAACTACTTTTAAAAAAGCATTTTATAAGTTTATGCTTAAAGGCTCAGCATTGAATCTAAACCATAAGGCATTAACTATCGGAAAAGTAATTAATGGGGAAGAAACCTATTTATCTGATGGTACAAAAGCGTTTTTAATTACTGCCCAAATTTACCCTTCAGACCCAGATAATCCTATTTATGACCAAGTTTGGGACGGTATTAAATCAGGCGAATATAAAGGTGTAAGCATTGGCGGGGGAATACCTATTCTTATGCCAATAGTAAAAGATGGAGAAATTGTTAATTCTTTAACTACTGTTCCATTAATGGAGATATCAGTTGTTAAAAATCCAGCAAACCCTTTGGCAATGATATTAGCCTCATCTATGGCAAAATCTAATACTATGCAAAAACCAGAGGGCGTTGATGAAGATAAATGGGCCGATGCTAAAAGAGCGGCACACGAATCATACCCAGAATTAACAGAAGAAGATGACAAATTTTGGAAAATAGTACAATCTATTTATCAAAATATGTCTAAATGCAATACTTTAGAAAATAAAGAGGTGGAAAAGATGGATGACGCAAAACCTTCTGAGCAAGTTCAGGAGCAAACCCAAGTAGTTTCTGCCGTTGATAATCTTGCTGAACTTAAAGATATGGTTAGTAAAATGTATGATATGATGAAGTCTTATTATACTCAAAAAGTTGAAGAAGCTAAACCAGAAGTTGAGGCAGAAAAACCAGCGGAAGAAGCTAAACCAGAACCAGTAACTGAAGAACCAGTTGAAAAACAAGAACCCGCTACTGAAGAATCAGAGAATCAAGAATCAAACGAGACAAAAACAGAAGAAGAGCCTAAATCAGGCGAGAATACTAAACCAGAGGAATCCGAAGAAGTAGAGAAATCTATGAAAAAAGGATTACCCGAAGTTATAGCACAGACTCCGTTAGTACCAGTAACCCAAGCGGGGCCTATGAAAAAAGCGGTTTGGGAGTTAGAATTAGAAAGAAAACAATTAGAGGATAAACAATTTAGGAGATGGT